AACAACACGATTGCTGGGTTCAGTGAAGCCAAATCAGCTGGTAAGACTTTACGAAAGCCAGCAGATCAGCTTAAACAGATAATACAAGTGAATAAGGCTAATGCAAGAAAGATATTTGCTGGCATTGAAACGGTAGATATCAAACTAACCGGTAGATTTAATGAACATCTAATCATATTAAGAGTGCATTGAAAATACATAAATAATTAGAATAATAGGAATATAAATGGCAACTCTAACAGAATTAAAACAAGGTGTGTATGATTATGCTGCAATGCGATTGGGTGCAGGAATAGTCGATGTTGAAATGACGCAGGATCACTATGCCACTGCATATGAACACGCATTGGGAATGTATAGACAGCGAGCACAAGCATCAACTGAAGAGAGTTATGCATGGGTAGAATTACAGAATAACCAAAGTGTTTATACATTGCCAGATGAGATTACACATGTTAGGCAAATATATCGCAGAACAATGGGTAGTAATATGGGACCATCTAGTACTAGTTTTGATCCGTTTAGTTCAGCAACATTGAATGTATATCTATTGAATTTCACTTATTCTGGTGGATTGGCAACATATGAGTTATATACTGGGTATGTCGAGACAGCAGCAAGAATGTTTGGTGCATATCTGAATTATACATTCAATGCTGTTACAAAGGAGTTGCAATTGATCAGAAGTCCCAAGGGATCGGGTGAAGTTATTTTGTTATGGACATATAATCATAAACCAGAGACTACATTATTACAAGACAGTATGACAAGTCAGTGGTTAAAGGATTATACATATGCAGCTTCTAAACAAATATTAGGTGAAGTTCGTGAAAAGTTCGCAAGTATTGCCGGTCCACAGGGTGGAACTAGTCTTAATGGGTCACAGCTAAAATCAGAAGCACAGGCTGAAATGACACAATTGATAGAAGATTTGAGAAATTATGTTGATGGATCACAGCCATTGACATGGGTTATTGGATAAAAATGTTCAAATAGGCAGGTCATTATCAGAAATCCGCAATTAGATCCCCTTGTCGCCAAAGTGAATCTTCTTTCTGCACTTCTATTATACAATTAAGGCATACTGACCTTAAATTACTAATTACAGTATTATTTAGATTGCCATCTATGTGAAATACAACAATTTGTTCATTGTGTACTGATCTGAACCCACACTTATCACATACTTTTTTCTTCCTATAACCTGATTTCCTCCATTTGGGATTCAATGAGGGTTTCTTTTTTGTAGCACAAGGGTCACATTTAGTTCGGTAATGTACGTTCCCATCATTATCGTAATAGTTTATAGCGCATGGTCGTTGCTGACACCTGTTACACAATGGTCTTTTATCTTTCATAATCAAGTATTTATGGCAACCCTTTAAAAGGGTTTTTAAAAGTGCAAAAATCACCATAATCTAATAAATAACTATAAACATATTATATTAAAGGAATTTTTAACCATGGCTATTTTAGTTTCCCCAGGAGTCTCCGTCTCAATAGTAGATGAAAGTGCATATCCATCAGCATCAGCTGCGACTGTGCCTTATATCTTGATTGCTACTGCACAGAATAAAGTAAATGGGGCAGGCACTGCTGTAGCCCCAGGTACATTAGCATCAACCACAAATGATACATATCTAGTTGCAAGTCAGCGCGAACTAGTCAATACATTTGGCAATCCGTTCTTCTACAAAACATCAGGTGGCACATCGCTACATGGTTATGAATTAAATGAGTATGGATTAATGACTGCATATTCTACATTAGGTATCAGCAACCGTGCATATGTGCAACGCGTAGATATTGATTTAGCAGAACTATCTGCTTCGTTAACACGTCCTGCTGGAAATCCAGATAATGGCACATATTGGCTAGATACAGCAGAAACCGAATGGGGCCTATTCGAATGGAATCAAACCACTGCTGCTTTTGCTAACAAGGGACCAACGGTTATCACTAATGCAAGTGACATTGATGTAGCTACTAGCTACCCACTGGCAAGCATTGGTGCAATTGGTGATTATGCGATTAATGCGACGAATGCAAATACACCGCTTTTTTACAAAAATCGTAGCAACGAATGGATGCTAGTTGGAACGAATGAATGGCAAAATAGTCTTTCTTCGGTAACTAGTGATGCAAACCCAGCAAACCTAACATCGGCGGATGTCTTCTCCATTAACGGAACCAATGTGACATTACCAGCAGCACCAACCGTGGCTAATATTGCATCTGCAATTAATACAGTAGCGGTTACTGGTGTGACAGCAGCTGCTGTGAGTAATAGATTGGAAATTTATATTGATTCTACTGCTACCGATGCCGCTGCTATACTGGCAGAAGTTACGCTTACCCCATTGGCTGATTTGGGTATAGTACCAGCTACATATTATGCACCATCACTGCAACAGAGTACACATACACAGAATCCAACGTGGAGATCAACTGATACTACCCCAAGACCTACTGGGTCATTGTGGCAAAAGACGACGGCTGTTAATTTAGGTGCTAATATGTCACTTAAACAGTATAGCGCAGCGGTCGCAAGTTTTGTTGGTCAATCATGTCCAATTTATGAGAATGATCAGACTGCGAATAAAGAATTAGACCCATCGGCGGGCGGAAGCACGATTGCATCAGGAACTACATATGCAATGTTTGATTCAGAAGAAGATGATACAGCTAAATTAAAAGTTTACCGCAGAACATCATCAGGTGCAACCGAGATTACAGGAAACCAGACTTCCCCGTCATTTACAATTGGCGAAACATTTACAATTCAAGCAAGTACAAACAATGAGGTTGCATTAACTAGTGCAGTTGCCGTCACTATGACAGGAACAACAGCACAAACATTTGCCACTGATATATTGGGTGCTGGTGTTACAAATGTATCAATAGCCGTATTGGATTCGGGTGCTATTAAAATTACACATACACAGGGTGGTGTGATTGTGTTGAAAGACACTTCTGGTAATCCAGTAGCTGATGCTGGCTTCCAAGATTCTGTTGATAATGTAAGAACAGGAAATGATAGTGATGTTGTATTGAGTAATTGGGAAGTATTGGCAACAAGCACAACTAGCCCGTATAGTGCTGGCAATGTTCAGCCAGGACAAGACCCAATTGAAGGCACAAAATGGTATTATAGTTCAGTTGATGAAGTTGATATGATGATTCATGATGGCACTGGATGGAAAGGATATCAAAATGTATCCAATGATGTTCGTGGTTTTGATTTAACTGCAACTGACCCTGCTGGTCCATTAGTTGGGGCTTCTGCACCGACAACACAATCAGATGATACTGCATTGGTCTATGGTGATCTTTGGCTAGATACTAGTGATTTGGAAAATTACCCAATGATTAATCGTTGGCAATCAGTTGAGGGTGTAGACCAGTGGGTATCCATTGATACAGCCGATCAATCAACCGAGAATGGTATCGTATTTGCTGATGCACGATGGGCTGGGAATAGCAATACTGATCCAATTAGTGATGATATTCCAACAATTGCGAGTTTATTAACAAGTGACTATCTTGATTTAGATGCACCAGATGAGAATTTATACCCAACTGGAACATTATTATTTAATACCCGTAGAAGTGGATATAATGTTAAATCATTTAAGTTGAATTACTTTAACTCTGCTGATTTTGAAGGTGCAATGCCAACTGAAAAAAATGCATGGGTTACTGCTAGTGGATTAAAGGATGATGGTAGTCCATTTATGGGTCGTTTAGCACAGCGTGCTATTGTTATTCAAGCACTAAAGGCGGGGATTGATTCTAATACTGATATCAGGGAAGATGAACGAAGATTTAATCTTATGGCATGTCCTGGATATCCAGAACTAATTCCTAATATGGTTGCGTTGAATAATGAACGAAATAACACAGCATTTGTTGTTGGTGATTCTCCTATGAGATTACCAGCAACTGGTTCAGATTTAATTACATGGGCTACTAATAATAGTGGCTTAGGAACACCAACTGGCGATGGTTTACCGGCAAATGATGAATATTTGGCTGTATTCTATCCAAGTGGCAAAGCAAGTGACTTATCTGGTGCTGAAATCATAGTACCTCCTAGTTATATGATGTTAAGAACTATGATTCATAGTGATGATATGTCATATCCTTGGTTAGCACCCGCTGGTGCAAGACGTGGTGGAATTGATAATGTTTCTGCACTGGGGTACATTGATGCAGGTGAGGGTGAATTCCGTCAAACATCAATTCGTCAAGGTGTCAGAGATACATTATATGAAAATAATGTAAACCCATTAACATTTATTCCTGGCACAGGATTGGTAAACTTTGGTAATAAAACCACTGTCTCTGGTTCAGCGTTGGATAGAATAAATGTATCACGCTTAGTTGCTTATATTCGCCTAATGGTTGATTCAGCAGCGAAAGGATATTTATTTGAACCAAATGATGAGATTACCCGTAATGAAATTAAAATGTCAATGGAAGGGATAATGAATGATTTGGTTGCCAAGCGAGGGGTGTATGACTACCTGGTAATTTGTGACAAAAGTAACAACACTCCATCTAGGATAGATCGTAATGAATTGTATGTTGATATAGCAATTGAACCAGTAAAAGCTACTGAATTTATTTACATTCCTGTGAGAATTAAGAACACTGGAGAAATATCTGGTGGGTAAATAACTCACTCACATCGGTAAAAAAGGGATTACATTTTGTGTAATCCCTTTTTTATTACATCATCTCTCCCTTTGCCTAAATAGTGTCATGTGGTTTAATTGCTATATCTATGTAAAGGACATAATATGAAATGTGGAGTATGTGGGAAAGAATTCAAGGCAATAACAGGAAAGCACTTAAAAAGTCATAATATATCAAGTGATGAATACAAAAATACATATGGTGAGATGTTTCCCGATGAACTAAAGAAACGAATACGTGATCGCGTTTCAGGAAAGAACAATCCAAATTATGGTAAGAAGCACACCGAGGCAGCTAAACAAAGAATTTCTGAATCAAACAAAGGAAGAGTAGCACACAATAAGGGGATTGCACTGTCGGCTGAACAGAAGAAGATTCTATCAGAGAAAGCATTAGCACGAAATAGAGTTTGGAGAGAGAATGGCACTCATCCGAATGTAGGTTCAAAGCGATCACCAGAGGTGAGAGACAAAATAAAAAAAGCTAGGGCGAATCAGGCAATAACCACCGAGTCTGTAATGAAAGCTATTCAGACAAAAAAGGATAGAGGATATGACCTAGCATTCTTTCGTGGTAAAACACATTCGGATGAGTCGAAGAAACTAATTTCCAAAAAATCCATTGAACATCACAAAATTCGCACGGCACAGTCACAAAAAGAAGCAGTATTGCGAATGGGAGAATATGGGTACTCAGTTATCAAAATCGAAGATACATACATGGATGTTAAGTGCAATCAATGCGATGCCATTTTTAACAGAACATATCAATATGCATCAAAGAGTAAGATTACCTATGAATTGTGCCCAAAATGTTACCCACCCTTGATTGGCACAAGCAAAGCAGAAAGAGAAATAGCTGATTGGTTAGAACAGTATACCAATGTATCAAGAAACGACCGGAGTATAATACCGCCACTAGAGTTGGATATCTATCTTCCTGAGTACAAGGTTGCAATTGAATATAATGGCTTGTATTGGCATAATGAATTAAGGAAGGATAAAAACTATCATCTTGATAAGACCAATAAGTGTTTAGAAAATGGTGTGAGGCTAATTCATGTATTTGAAGATGAGTATGAGAATACGCCTACCATAGTAAAAGACCGATTAAAGAATATGTTGGGTATTAATAAAAGAATATATGCTAGGAAATGCGAAGTCAAAACGATTAAACCAACGGAGGCTAATGCATTCATAAAGAGATATCATATACAGGGATCAGGTCGTGCAAATGTGCATCTAGGGTTATGGAATGATTCTGAATTGGTAGCTGTTATGACTTTTTTGAATGGGGATATTAGCAAAGGGATTACTGATTGGGAACTGAACCGTTTTTGTAATAAATATGGGGTTACTGTGGTTGGAGGTGCATCTAAATTGTTCAAATATTTTACACGCCATCATAATACAGAAACAGTAATCTCATATGCTGATAGGCGATGGAGTGCTGTTTCTCCATTCTACGAAAAGTTAGGATTTGATCATACCAAGGACACTGTTCCCAATTATTGGTATATATTGCCTAATGAGATGAATAGAATTCATAGGTATGCATTAAGGAAACCAAGTGGTTGTGTTGATACTGAGAGGGAATTGAGGTTATCAGAGGGGTATTTACGGATATATGATTGTGGAAGTTCCAAGTATATATGGAGGAAATAGTGTTTTTTATGACCTGTAATTGTATAAATACTAATTAAATATAGGAGTAATAAGATGACAACAGCATCATTATCAAAAATGACAGTACCTTTGGCTAGTGACCCTAGTGACCAATCTAGTTCTAGCCAAGGATTATTAATGCCAAAACTAAAATATCGCTTTAGGGTGATATTTGAAAACTTTGGTGTAGGAACTCCACGCACAGAATTGACTAAGCAAGTTATTGATTTCACACGGCCGAGTGTTTCATTTGATCCAATTGATATTGAGATTTATAATTCACGGGTGAAGTTAGCAGGCAAACATACATGGGATGATCTTACTGTTAATCTTCGTGATGATGCATCTGGTGCAGTTTCTAAATTAGCAGGTGAACAATTGCAGAAGCAATTAGACTTTATGGAACAAGCTAGTGCAGCGAGTGGCATTGATTATAAATTCAATACTAGATGTGAGATCTTGGATGGTGGAAATGGAGCACACGAACCAACAGTTTTAGAAACTTGGGAAATTTATGGATGTTATCTATCCAATGTAAACTATGGTGATTTGAACTATGGTGCAAGTGAACCAGTAACTATTGCAATGACTATGCGATTTGACAATGCAGTACAGACCCCGATTGGAAATGGAGTTGGTGCGGATGTTGGCAGAACGTTGGGTGATATTGTAACAGGTTAATATGGGTTTATTAGACAAAGTTGGTGATTTTGCTGGTGATAAAATCAGCGGAATCGCTAACAACTTCGGTAGCCAATTAGGTGACCAATTCAGCGGATTTGCTGGTGGGGTTGCACAAGGCTTTTTTGGTGCGGATGATTTAAAAGATTACAAGCATGCATCTAAAACATTCGTTTCGGATGGGTATGCGTTAGCACCGAATAACAAATTTCTTTTTCATGTTTACTTTAATTTAAACACTGCCGGAATTCCTGGATTATCAAAGATAATGGGAAGTCCAGTTGAAAAAGCAACATTGGGTATGTTAGTTAAAACAATAACATTGCCGTCATTTGATATAGAAGTAGATGAAGTAAATCAATATAATCGTAAACGATACATCCAGAAGAAAATAGAATATAAACCAGTGCAGGTTACAATGCATGATGATGGGAGTGATAAGATTAGATCAATGTGGTATAACTACTACAATTATTACTATCATGATTCTGGCAGTAGATATGAACCTGGTTCGGGTGGACAAGCATATACAGCACGTGATATGTATGATAATCATCAAGTCGAGACTGATTGGGGTTATAATGGACAAGGTCCAAATAATGCGATAGGTGGAGGGGATGTTAAACCTCATTTTTTCCAAGATATAACGATATATGGTTTTAACAGGGGCAACTTTGTTCAATATACATTGGTAAATCCGTCTATAACATCGTGGGAGCATGATACCTATGATTATTCTGCTGGCGGTGAAGTTATGCAACATACAATGAGTATGGTGTATGAAACGGTGAAATATAGTCGTGGTAAGATTGGCGAAGGTGTTATGGGTTATCAAGACCCAGCGATGTATGATACCTCTCCTAGTAAATTATCTAAACCTGGGTCAACTGCTAGTTTATTTGGACAAGGGGGATTGGCAGATGCAGGATCTGGAATATATGAAGATTTAGCAAATGGTAATATATTGGGTGCTATTCAAAAAAGTGGCAGTGTATATGAAACATTTAAGAATGCTAATCTAAGTGAGGTAATAAGCACTGATTTAGTTAATGAAGGCATCACCCAAGGGTTAAGTATGCTAAAAGGACCAGGTATTAGCAATGCGGCTAGTAACTTCTCTTTTGGTGGATCAATGCCTGATGTGTTGAAGAGTGCTAAATTACCTGTGACCCCACAAACCCCCCAATTGAAGAATTTCTTTGGTTCTAGTGAGATGAAGGATTATAAACTTGGTGGAATGAGTATGGCTAGTGTACAAGGCAATCTTCCATCCAAATGGCCGAGCATGGATGGAGATTTAACTCAATCATTGGGTAATATGAATGTTGGTGGAGATCAGGCATGGACTAACGCAGATGGTTCTAAAATGACTGATGCAG